GCCCATTGACGTGGACTTCTGTTTAAACTTTTCATTGATACATAGAAGATAATGCCTGTGCACATCGGACTAATTGTGTTATCCCAATTTGTTTCAAACGGCTCACCGCTTGTGTATTCTACGGGTGCGATAGGAGCACCGTAAATCATCACCCTATAACCATCGTCCGTTCTGTTACGCCATTCCTGCGTATCCACGTAATGAGAACCAACATAGCAATATTCGCCTTTGGGTGCAATAAGCAGGTAGTCCTTTTCTGCAAGAGTGCCGTTATCAAGCGTAACAGCATTTCCATTCACAGCAGTGACGTGTGCAGTAATTCCACTGATTACACTGTTCTCAGTGAGAACAAGCACATCATTTCCGACAATGCTATCGTCAATAGCAGAACTCAGTGCTTCACCGTCTGTACCCTCTTTGGTTTTAAGCAGGGTAAGTTTCTTGCCATCAACATTGCCAACTTGGAAAATAGGAGCAATCTTCATACTGCACGTACCATCGCCGTTATCAACAGCAAAGATAGCGTACCATGTTTCTTTCTCATGTGCAGTAGTAATAATAGTATCACTATGGTTAGCAATAGTGCCATTCATAACCACGTTTCTAGCGGTCAGTTTCTTATACGCAGTCTTGTAATTCTGCCCCATATAGCGGAAACCAGTCATTGCGAACTCTTTCTGCATAATGCGAGTAGCCGTTCCGCTATACCGACAGATTTTAGGTCTACGATTGTAACTGCTGATATTGCTAGCAAGAGTATCAATATTATCGTTACACTCGTCCACCTTAATCTGCATATTGGTCATATCGCCTTTGAGTTTGGTAACGTCCTCACCCATGACTTCAACCTGCTGTCGGTACTGCTCAACCTGTGCGTTGTAGTTTCCGGTGATAACCCAGTATTCCTTATTGGTGATTTCAATGCCCTGCGGTACAGGCTTTTTACTGGTGTACGTATTGTTCAAATACGTGACCATTTCAAGCGGCTCATAAATTCTCTCAGCATCCCACTCAATAGGATTAGCGAACTTAGGTACATATCTTGCACCAACATACTGTCTAGTAGCCATAATGACCTCCTTAATAACTAAGTACAAGTCTGCCGTACTCAGGATATTCTTTTAGTTTAATGTCCAGTTCAGTGGTGTTAAAGGTGATGTCTTTCCATGTTTCAGGGATATGATAAATGATATAACCTGCCGTGCTGATTTCAACAAAAATCATGGTGGCAATTTTGTTTTCAATCAGACGTTCAAGATATTCTGTACTGAAATTGTCAACCCACTTTCTGATTTCAGCCAGTTCTTTTCTCAGTTCGTCATACTCCTCGATAACACCGTTGACATCATCAAGCATTTTATTGAGATAGTCAACTACTTTGCACAGCACTTCGTAGTAACTAAGGCTCTCGTCATAGACAAGAGGTAGAACCTTTTGACACCAGAAGTTGAAATGCTTAAACTTTTCCATACAACCCTCCTTACCAAAGGTTAAAGAACAAGTCACTCAAGTCAGAGATAATTTGCATATCAATGTTTAGGAATGTTCTTCTAAATTCCTCTAACATTTTGCTATAGCTTGGGCCACCGCTTTTTCCTTTAAGTGTCTGAATATAAGAATCAGTGCTATCCAATTTACTATGTCCTGTTTTATCTCTAGTAATGTTTTCCTCATAGGTATCGCTAGTTTTCTCATTTGCCGTGTCATCCAATGTGGTAGTATCTGTGCTACTTCCTGTCGCTGTATTAGTTCTAGCTTCGTTTTTGGAATCGCTAATTTTACGTGCATTTGTGAGATAAGTTTCGTTTTCAACATTCTGCAAGCTACCTTGCGGAGTATCACTATACAAATCATTACTGGTGTTTGTGTTGGTAGTTGTTCCACTATCTTCATTTGTAACACTACTCTCGCCAGTGGTTGTAGCCTTATCTGTGTAATCTCTGTTTCTTGCGTTTTCACCAGTTTTATCTTCTGTGTTGTTTTCTGTCTCCTGCCTAGTTTCAGTCCTATTTGCTTTATTTTCTGTTGTCAAATCTGTGTCATGCATTGGGTTGAATGTAATCAGTTCGCTTTTATAGAGTTGGTTGTAGTAAGGCATGATTTCATTTAGTCGTGTTTCAAGCCTAAGTTTCCACAGCCCAACAACTTCCTCACATATTTCACGTGTGTAGTAATGTCTCAAAATTTTTGTGCAAAGGACATTCCTATATTTTTCGTCAAAAATAGGGAAGTCAAAGGAAAAGATTTTAGGAATAGATTTTTGAATTATTTCGTTGATTTTATCGTAAGGTTGACTTTCGTTATAACCAGCCGCCTGTTCACAGACGAATCGTACTTCGGTGGTATATTTGCTCATTTACAACACCGCCCTCTCCATCACTATCAGGCTCACCCTCAACCGTATCATCACCATTGTCAATGAGTTGGTAATCTTCACGGTAGTCACACCAAACATTAAGCCCGAACATTTCGTTGATTTGTTTGCACGCTTCACGTCTTGCATTAAGTCTGCTATATCTACTAGCAATAGTACCACCCTGATTTCTTGTAACTTCGTCTGTAATCATTCTTTCTTTCTTCTGAACATTGATATTACTAATGCCTAGATACGTTAACGCTTCGTTCCAGATTTGTGATTTTAATTGGTAAAGTTTGTCTGCAACATACGGTGCGTCAGTTTTGAAAACCTGAATACCATTTGTGTTTAGGGATTTATCAGCAAAAATATACGGCACATTTCCGTCATATTGCTTATAAAGGTTAAGCATGGTAAGGCGTTGCGTTTCATCGCATTTAATAAGGATAGGGGTTTTCATAGCATTTGCGTTAACGTCAATCGCTCTATCTAGGTTATACAGACGCTTTGCGAACATTACAGCATCCAACTGGCTATTGGTATGGAGATAGTTGTTAAAAATTATTACGCTGTCATTCTCATTGAGTTCTCTGTTATATCCATTGACTGCGTATGCTCTGCGATTTACAGGGATACGATACACATTGAAACCGCCGTTCATAGCGTTTTGAAGTGTAAGGTATCCAAGTTCTTCGTCATAGAAGAAAATAGCTTGACCATCAGTGAATAAGCACAATTCGAGGAATCTAGCGTCAACAGTGTCAGGTAAGTTTTTCCATTCAAACATACTGATTGCCAGTTCAACTAGGCGGTTATAATACTGCCTATATGTGCCATTATTCATTGCGGCACTTTCCCAAAACTGTCTATCTTTTTTAGCCATATTTCCTCCTTTCTTATACAGGTCTGTTATCCAGACTATAATTTCCTACTTCGTTACCGTTATTCCAGAACGTAATGCCGTTGTTATAGATACTGCAAATCTTGTTCAAATCATCACACGGAACAGAACCATTAACAACACACCCAATAGTTTTTGTATATGTCCAATGTGGTCTTGCCGCTCTGTTAGGAATTTTGACTTTGTGTGTTGCGTAGCCAAACATATTGAAATAATCGTCAATTATTGTTGCAAATTCTGGTTTAATGTGTTTGTGCATAAAGGCAAAATCAAGCAAGCCAATAGCCGCCATTGTCTGATTTCCTAGGCTTCCCCTTGCTTGGTCCGGCATAAAGTAATGTTGTACAACAGGAGCAAGTATACCTGCTACCGCTATACCTGCTGTAATTGGTGCTAATGAAGCCGCTAATCCTGCACTAGCGATTCCGCCAGCAGTTGCCGCTGTCTGCATTGCAATGTTTGCACTTTGATATGAATTGTATGCACCAACGCTAGTGCTCATTGCATTTACAGCTAAGCTAGACGCTGATTGTGCTAACCATGCTTTAAAGCTATCAACATTGAATGATAGTTGTGGGAAACCACTAAGCACCATTTTTTCATCGTAGTTAGTAACCACACCTTTATAATTTTGAGGTGCAAGTACTACACCCGGATTTGGCGACATATCACCAGTAATCCAGAACTCGCACGTATCACCATCAAAATACTCATAATGGTAAGTAGCATAGTTTCCTTGCAATGTGGTGACATACATAAAGTTATATGGGTATGTTAGTAATTTATTGTTTTTAATGCTTGTTCCGTCAGCCCTTTTAATGTTTGTGAATTTTTCTTTGCTAACAGCATATCCGTTTACATTACCACCTAATTCTGTAACCATAGAACTAGGCATTAGGAACACAGCTACAATGCCGTCTGTTTTCGCTCCTGCGTTACGTAAAAACTCCGTGCAATCAGCAGCACCCTCGTCAGTGTTAGGGAACACATTGAAGTACAAACCAGAATATACACCAGAGTAAATAGTGCCACCTACATCTTGATATTCTCCGTCAAAAGTAGCCGCAACAACAATAGACTTAGCACCTAGCACACCAGAAGCATCAAAATCTTCTGACACATAATCGCCTAGTTCCAGATTTTCAGGAACAGTATTATCTCCTGCAACGTCAGTAGCAGAGTGTTCTCTTTCGACAAAACATTGGGCTAATGTATAATCGAAAAACCATGTTTGCATTACATCAATTTCATATTCAATTTGACTGGTGACATTGTTAACGTATTCAACACTTTTAATGAAAGCATAAAACCACTTATTTCCAAAATTAGTGTTCTGGAACATGATATAGTTGCAATCATATAAATCATCAGCCTTGTACTGAACACGCATAGTATTTCGATTAACTCTCTGATACGTTTGGTTGCTAAGAGTGTATTTTGTAAGCCCTGTAAAATAAGCTGTTTGTGCCGCCTTAGTTTGGAAATAAATAGTGTGGTCATAGGTTGTGTCCAGTGGGCAGTCCTTTAGCACACGAATTATGGTGTTAGGCTCAATATACACTCAATCACCTCCTAGGATAAAATAGAATATGGGAGGGAGGTTTCCCTCCCATATAGTTTAACCCTTTTTGAGAGTAACAGTTTCGCCAACGGTAGCCGTGGCAACGGTTACATCAGTACCAGTGTAAGTAGCACCATGCAACTTAGCAACAGGCTTAAAGGTGTCAACTCCGGTAGCAGGAACAATGAAAGCACCATAGGGATGGACAGCAATGCCAGCCTTTACGCAATCCTCAGTCTGCACAAACTGGGCATCAGTCGGGGCAACTGTTGCGTTATCAGCGTCAACAACAAACGTATAGACTTTGCTGACTTCGTTGTCCTCAATGCCAGTGATTTCAGCAGTGAGAGTTGCAGGCAACGCGGTGTTAGCGGTGTTCTTGACAAACACAATAGCGTTGGAGAACGGAGAGGACGAAACAGTTTTCCAAACATTGTAGAAGTAGTTCCAATACATACCGCTAGAAACATACTTCTCAGTGAACTTGTTTGTGTTGTCATAAACCTGAAACCATTCCTTATCAACAAGGACGGCCTTGACATCTGCCATAAGTGCAAGTTCCTCAGGAGTAACGGTTTCAATCATGTCACTTCCTGCAACGATGTCAGAGAACCGCTCATTGTCGAAAGTGGTAAAATCGTCAATGAGTTTCAGCTTGCCAATAAAGTCGGCCTTATCCATGTTGAAAGCACCTGCAAGTACGTTCACATCATACTGTGCATTAAAGGTGCTGTCCATAAAGATATACTGGTCAGACTTTGCCGTGGTAGTTGTAACACCTGCCGCATTATACTTGTTGCTCATAAAGGTAATCTGGTTGGACATACCTCTGAAAGATACTGCGGCATTCTTGATGTCGGAATCATCGAAAGCAACGGGGTACATTTTGCCGTGAGAGATAGCCTTGATAATCAGGTACTTGAACAGCAAGTATTCGTCATACTCAGCCGCAACGTACACAGAATCGACAATCTTAGCAATCAAATCCTGCACACCGTTGACACTCAGAAATGCCATCCGCAAGTCCTCGTCTTGAATGGTAACAGGGTACTGTACTCGCCAGTTCATAGTGTGGAAAGCGGACTTAACATCGGGCAGAGTACGCTTCAACTCTCTGGCATCAGCTTTTTCAGCAGAAAACTCACGTGCTTTTGCGATATTGACAAAGACTTCCTCAACAGTTTCGCCAAACTCAAGATAACCCTTTTTGAGTTCTGCGTAAGCATTGTTGAAAGTTGCAGATTTTACACGGACAGCCGCAATACGGTTTACCAAAGCATTGATAAACTGGTTAGCCATTGCGGGATAGCCGTACAGAATTTCGCCAACACGAGGAATGTCATTCTCACTGGTAATCTCAGGGACAAGAGACTGATACTCAGAACTAGCATTAGTGCGAATAGTGTTCAGAATATCAATGGTACGAGCGTTAAGGCTCGTTACAGCAATACGCTTCGCCATAAATTAACCCTCCTTAAAAAGTTCTTCATACGTCATAGGTTTGGTTTCCTGTTGTGCATCAGACTCATCATTCTGGTCAGAACCCTTACCAAAAAAGCGGTCACGGTATTTCTGCCGCCATGCGGCATCATTGGTTTCGTACTTGGTTTTCCAATCTTCACCGTCACCGTTTGCACGGGTTTCCATGTCCGTATAAGTATCGGCAATGTCCTCAAGCAAGGCGATTGCTTCGTCAGACTGGTCATCGCCAATTCTTGCACGGATACTTTCCATCAATTCTTCTTTAGAGCGAACAGCCATTGTGTTACCTCCTTGTATCAAAATGGTCTTAACATAAACCAAAGCGGTAGTTTTCTTGATGCGGTTGGTGTTGGTGTAGGCGGTGTTGGTGGTGTTGGTGATATTGATGGGTGATATATGAAACCGTTTAAAGTGGAATTTGATTTCCATATATAGCCATCGTCTGCGTACAATGTTTGTAAATAAAAGAATGTGCTTTTCCATGCGCTATTTGAGGTTATGATGTAATCAATAGAACCGTCTGCCTTGCGTACTATTTTTTCAACAATAGCAACGTGGCCCGCTGTCGGGTATGTCCACGATATAGCCGCACCCAATTTTGGTATTGTTTTGCTGTGCTCATATCCGGCATTTACACCCATTTCGTACCAGTCTTGCCCGTTACCGTAATGGCTAAAGTTAAAGGATTTTGATGAACCTTGCAACTCGTACCATCTACCTAGCGCATAAGCGGTACAGTTTGGCATACCATATCCGGATTTATAGTATTCGTTATCGTCATACCAAAATGGGTTTCCCCTTATTCCGTTGTCATTTAATCGGGGAGTGAACATTTTATTTCACCTCTACGATGAAACTTTCATAGCCCTTTGATTTCAAATCGTCACGCAATTTTACAGCATTTTCGTAAATACTAAATGCGCCTACTTGTACACGGTAAATCGTGCGATTTGTTTTCTGCGTTTCGTTGTTCAGTTCAGCGTTAACAGCGTCCGCAATTTCACCCATGTTGCTGAATAAGTATGTACCGGGGCATGACTTATTTGCAAACCATCTGTGAACAGTCATATTTTGCTTATCAACCTGACCGATAAGAGATTTGTCGTTTCTCCACAGTAGCCGCTTAATGTTGTTTCGTTTACACACATCAATTAACAACTTGATAAGAGAATTGTATGCCTTTTCAGTCACGCTATAAGGCTCTGATGTTTCACTAGCAACCTCGATGGTAATTGCCCTCATATCGTTTTCTCTGTTTGAACTGCACCAAGAGCGGTCTTTTTCTTCAACAGATAGCCCGATACTTCCGTCAAATCCTACCACATAATTTGCAGAACATTCTTTTGGTGTGCTAGCAAAAAAGTCGCAACCCTGTTTAGCTGTAACTTGCCCAACAAAACAGTGAATTGTGATTGTGTCAATAGCATGATTTCTGTTTGCTGTTTTGTTTTTTGAAATGTTTTTATATGTTGCTAATGTGCTGTTAGTATATCCCATGTTACTCACTTCCCAACTTGTCAATCAGCTTTTGCATGACAAGCGTGTTGTTGTTGATTGCTTCGGACATCTTGTCCATCTCCTGCTTGTGCTGTTCTCCGTTCTTATTGATGTACCAAAAACAAGCACCACAGCACACAATAGGGAATCCAACTGTGCTTATCATAGTAATAATATCCTGTGCGCCCATAACCAAACCTCCTTTCCATTTATATACAATATTATAACATCTGCTTGCATTATTGTCAATAGTGTGGTATAATGATAAGGGATACCTAGGAGGTGTTTTCATGGGTAAGTATTATGACGGCACAAAACTTTTGTCAATGCTAGATCTAAACGGCAAAAAGCCTGAAATTTATATGTGTACTACCAACAGAACAGGCGGTAAGACAACCTATTTCGGAAGATTGTGCGTAAATAGGTTCTTTGATAAGAAAGAAAAGTTTTGCCTTATTTATAGGTATAACTATGAACTGGATGATTGTGCCGAAAAGTTTTACAAAGATATTTCTGCACTGTTCTTTAAGGCCACTACTATGACAAGCAAGCGCCGTGCAAGTGGTATCTTCCATGAGTTATTTATTGACGATATTTCATGTGGATATGCTGTGTCTTTAAACTCTGCCGACCAACTTAAAAAATATAGCCACTTGTTTAGTGATGTTTCAAGAATGATGTTTGACGAATTTCAGAGCGAAACAAATCACTATTGTTCTGATGAAATAAGAAAGTTCTTATCTGTTCACACATCTGTCGCTAGAGGTCAAGGAGAACAGATTAGATACGTTCCAGTCTATATGTGCGCTAACCCTGTATCTATTATAAATCCCTACTATGTTGAAATGGGTATAAGCGAACGGTTAAAAGATGATACTAAATTTCTGCGTGGTGATGGCTTTGTGCTTGAACAGGGTTTTGTTGAAAGTGCTAGCACTGCTCAGAAAGAAAGCGGTTTTAATCGTGCTTTTGCTAGGAATAGTTATGTTGCTTATTCTAGCGAATGTGTGTACTTGAATGATAACAAGGCATTTGTTGAAAAGCCTACTGGCAGAAGCCGCTATTTGGCTACTCTCAAATATAAGGGTACTGATTATGCTATACGTGAGTATGAAGAAGCAGGTGTCATTTACTGTGACGATAGGGCTGATGGTAGCTTTGGCATGAAATTGACTGTCACAACAGATGACCATGAAATAAACTATGTTATGCTAAAACGCAATGACTTCTTCCTTACAAATATGAGATACTACTTTGAAAAAGGTTGTTTCAGATTTAAAGACCTGCGTTGCAAAGAAGCTGTGTTAAAGGCACTATCTTATTAAGGTATCTGCTTGTGTAAACCATACTGAATAGATTGGAAAGCACGGTTGGAATATACCGCCAAGACTATTTGACGGATTAGCTTACCGCTTTATGGCTACACAAGTAACAGATATAGAAGCCCCATGTGGACTATTCCACATGGGGCTTTGCTATGTTGAAAACTTTGTGGATAAGTGGAAAACTTAACCCTTGAACATGGTAAGCTGTTCATAGTTTCTTTCCATTCTGCACTGGTGTTTCCACTTGCAGAATAGGCAAATGTGATGGCACATCTGCAAACGTGTTTTAATTTTTCGTGCAAATCTGAACATTGATTTTTACCTCATTTCATAAGTTGTGTCTACCAACAAAACGCCACCTCTTATGCGCTTTGGTAGCAATTTTCCGGGAACACGCAAGCCAACATTGAAGTCCTCTAATGTTCTTTTTGTTTTCAAAAACTCTAGTTCATCATCGGTAAAATTATCTGATGGCTTAACCTCATATCCTTGCATTGATTTTAAGAACAAGTCTTTACATTTTTCTGGCATACCAGCGCATTTAACGCTGTAATATGGGTTGTCTATTGGTTGGCAATCTTCTTCAATCACGTGTTCAACATAGGTTTTCTGACGAACAAAAAACCCTGTATCCCATGTGCTTTCTAGTTTCCAACAACAGAAGTTCGTGGGATGAACTTTAATGCCAACAATCTTTTCAGGCGGAAGTGAACAATGAATACTATCAGTGTCGGCATAAATGAAGCCATCTTCGTCTACTCCGTGGTAGTTTAGCTGTGCCGCACGAATTGTGAAGTTTCTTGCATAACTGGTGATTGCTGAACCAACTGCTATATACCCAGGAATTTTGTCGTTAGCTATTTGAGTGTAAAAGCCAATGGTTTTATCTTCTTTTACGTAGGCAATTTTGAAGTTTGATGAAGTTGATGAAGCCATTTTTCCGTAAAGATTGTTCAAAAATAGTTTTGCTAATTCTCGCTGTGCACCTTTGCTATTGATTTTTATTCTCTTGTACTTCTCAATGTACTCGTCAAAGATTCCTATTGCTGATTGAAAGTAGCACCCATCTAGTATCTCAAAGTCAACAAGTTCGTAATGCTCAGTAAACAATTTGAAGTCTGTCATTGTCATAGTAAGTGTTACTATTGCTTCCTGTAAATTGCCATCAACATCGTAATATTGCTTGTAATATTTTCCGTCTTGAGAATTGTACCTATCTGATGTTTCTAGCATTTCTGTTGCCCTGTACGACATTGTGTTTTTTATCTGGATGAATGGTAGCATATTTGGTTTGATATAGAAACGTGTCTTGAAACGAACAAAGTAGTAATGCAAGCCGTCAACAGCTTCGTCTGGAACAAAATTACCTTTCCAAAATGTAGGTTCGCCTGTTGGGTATGCGTTTCCGCTTTCTGATGACATCATAGATGGGTACAAAGAGTTAACATCTGCTGTTGTACCGTGTTTGTACAATCTCTTTTCTTTTCCTTTGGCTAGGTAACACCATCCACCGTGGTACGAGTTCTTGATATAATCACCAGCGGTTTTAGAGCAATATGATTTATCGATTGAAATTTCATACAAATTTGGAAAGTATCTGTCATAGGTTTTAGTGCCGATTGACTTCTTGTATTCCGCAAGGCAACATGAGCCAATAGTCAGCTTTTTGTGTCCTTCTGTGAACATTATTTCAAGTGCTTCTTTTACCACAAGAATATCGTTAGCTATGTACTTCTGTTCTTCTGGTGTTATTTCGCAACCTGCATATCTGAAACCAGTATATTCCATTTCCAGTTTCTTGTGCTTAGTGCCAAAACTCTTGCCAATCTTCTTTACAGAAAACGGTAATAGTTTCAAGCTATCTCTAAACTCAATTATTCTGTCATGGATTTTAACTGTAATTCTGTACCACTGTCCCATAGAAGAAATAGAATATGTGAAGCTATTGTTTGGCATATCCTTTGGCTGTAAGAACTCAATATCTTCACTATCTTCTTTTAACTTACGTGTAGCCTGTTTTAATCCTAGGTCTACCATAAAGTATGATAACCAGAATGAACCATCAAACTTTAAGTTGTGATAGTAACAGACTATGTGTGAATCTAGGGATACAAAGTAGTCAAATTGTTCTGCTATGCTGTGAAAAATGTGCACATCATCGGTGAACATTTCAACTGAAGCGCTTGCCCAAACTTCTGTGTTAACTTGCCCCTTATACACCGTTGTTTCAAAGTCACCTACAAAGTATCTATTCTTCCGTGGTTTCATAGGCAAGGCTATCTGCAATATCTTGCAGTTCTTTACTTTCGTCAGGTGTTAAGGCTCTGCCACGAATAATGGCAACTAATTTTACAATATCTGCGTTAGTGTTTCTGTCTTTATTAGAACCAGAACAGCCGTAGCAGATATACCATGCTAGGTCTTTCACATCTGACGCATTTGCTTGGCAATTTCTTGCTACCTGTCTTTCACCTATATCATTGATAGCACCACGAATGGCATTTGCCATAACGTTTTTATCATGTTCCTTGATTTCTGCGAACCTATTAGACCATCGCCTATCTGGTTTCCAATTTGCGATTAACTCGAACAAGTATTGCAGAACATCGTCAACGTCATTTGGCGGTTGACCTGCTTCGGTACGTGTAGAAGTTGTGCGTTTTTTGAATCGGGTTTGTGCGGCTTTTTGTGCTGCGGCTTTTTGTTCTTGCTTTTTACGTGCAATGCCTGAAATATACTTGTGTTCTTTCAGGTCATAGTATTTACCATACTTGTAAAATTCTTGGCCTTTAATCCGCTTTAGCCTTTCGACTTCGGATTTGGTAACAACGTACTTGGCTTCTGGTATAAAGTCAGAGAAAGAATAGCCACGATTTTCTGCACGTTTAACTGCCGCTTTTAATCTTTTTCTCTGCTTGTTATATTCTTTTACCAGTGCTTTTTCTTTTTCACTTCTACCAGTGTTGATTTTTGCTACTGGTTGCCGCTGTTTTTTAACTTTTTCTGCTGTTGTTTTCCTTGGTTTCTTAATAGTTTTTTGCTTACTTTTCGGGAAAGATTGCTTGCCTTGTCGGCTAACATCTGTTTCTTTCTTAGCCACTATTAACACCTCCATATAAATAAAACACCCTTACAGAAAACCTGCAAGGGTGTTTCTTGTCTTACACGATGGAGCAGGTCAAAAATTCCTTGCCCTTATAGTTCTTGGACGGCATCCGGTAGACCTGAATCTCAAAGTCCTCACCGGAATCAGACATCTCGTCCATGATTTCAAGCATAGCGGTGAAGAAACTTTCAGAGCCAGTAACGAACTTGTTGCCCGACTTGTCAACAACAACGTACTTCTTGTAGTCCTTATCTTCTGACTTCTCGTTGTGAACAGCCAACTCGACATAGTAGTCAATGGCAATCACCAGAGGGGTGTCCTTGGTAGCATCGTCAAGGGCGATAGCATTTGTAGTGTCCTTGACAGCAACACGGTCACGGGCAGAGAGTTCCTTGGAAGCGTTCACGATTTTAACAGAATAACCAGTCATTTTGATTTCCTCCTATTGTTAGTTGTTTTCGTCTTTTTCCGTGGGAATGGGGCAGGGTTTATGCAGTAAGTGCTCAATACAGATTTCCCTAACATAGCACTTACTGCACTTACTCATGGGTTTCACCAGACACCTTTCTGTCGGGCAGAACATGGGCGATGGAAATAAACTCCTGTTCTGTCATGCCGTAAAGGGTTTCGTTAACCTCAGTGTGTACGATATGGACCGCCTTTACGTCCTCAGTGTTGATGGCTTTCTCCACAACTTTCATCATGGACTTCTCGTCCTTGTAGGTACGAGGGAGAACGACTTCCTTGTTAAAGGGTTCGCCCTCCTTGATGTTCAGACAAAGAACGGTTGCGGTGGTGGTCTGGATAGTGCGAGTTACCATAGGGATACGTGCCATAGTTGTTACTCCTTTCTAATATTGTGGTTTTGGATAAGGTGTCAACCAGATTTGAACTGGTTCGCGGCAACCTGCGACACCATGGAGTGTGTGGGTTTGATATTATCTCGCCCACACGTTTGGAGGTGTAGAAAATAGCTTGCTAATTCCCATATCTTATTCTAACATATGGGGTATGGAATGTCAATAAAAAGTTTCTGGATTTGAGTTAACGGCATTGGTTTTGAGTGTCATTGAGAACACTACGAACGTGTTCACGGCATCTGGTTATATCTGCGCACGGTTTACGGTTTGGGCATACGTCACAGCCATTTTCTGCACAACGGAACGAACAACAAGCGTCTGTTAGTGCATCATAAAGTGCAAGCAAATCTACCTCGTCATATCCGCCTTTTCTGAATGTAAGCATATTGTTACCTCCTGTCAGATTGTTCTACACCCGACACGGTAGGGATAGGGTGGTTAAGCCCTATCCCTACTACATTGTTACTCGTTAGAGGTTGTTCCACGTGCAGGAAGAATTTTTGCGTTTGCGATGAAATCTTCTTCGGGCATACCGTACAACAGGGTTTCACTGGTGTGTTCGGTAATAGCGCACAACTTGAGAGTGTCAGTCTCGTATGCCTTTTTCAGAATTTTCATAGCGTCAGCGTTCTTGTCAAGCGCACCCAAAGTGTAGTCAATGACACGAACCTCTGCGGTTTCAGTGTTGACGGTCATAACGGAATACTTGTTGACCTCCACAGTGCGAGTTACCATTCTCTGTCTAGCCATAATTTTTGTTTCTCCTTTTGTTATAGATTTAGGGTTTACACCCGACACGTTCAATGGTAGGAGAGGGGAGGGATTAACCCTCCTCCGTCTCCGTCTCATCCTCCTTTGGGTTGTCGGCAATCTGCCGCAGACGCATTGCGAGGGTATAGTCATCAGCCGTCATGCCATTGGGCAACTTCACCTTGTCCACACGCTTGTACACTACAGCGTGGTAGCAGTTCACGTTGCTACCGTTGGGCATCGTGTCAGAGAGAGGGTAGCCATCATTGTTCAGTTCGACAGCCTTGAGAACTACGTACTCGGGGATGCTCTCGCCCTCTGCGTAGAACTCTGTCTGCAAGTCGGTATTCTGGGGCAACTCCCAACTGTAAATCCGGTCTACAGTTTCGTGGCTACGCTCACAAGCCCACGCTTCATCGTACTCAGAGAACACCTTGCCACACTTCTCGCACACATACAAGTTTTTCATAATTTTTCTCCTTTTATTGTTAGTTTTAGGAATACACCCAACACGGTGACATACCGTAGTGTTAACTACGGTATGTCAGGCGCATTTCGCAATTCCACTTTCCGCGGCAATAGTCTTTCTCAAATTTGGAAATATGCTGTGCAGATGTTGCGGTATATCCGTAAACGTAACGGAGAACATCATAAAGAGTATCGCTAGCCTTGTCAATTACTGCGATAATTGTGCGATAAGATTTGAGGATATAGTAATGAGATGTTTCATAAACAACTGCACTACAAGTGCGGAGACGGTTGAAAGTATAATTGCCATTCAATTCTTTCATAGCGTCCTCGTAAACCTCAATGCAAATCTCATTGCAAAAAGCCTGATTTTCACGTTTAGTCATGTTGTTATACCTCTTTCTATTGTTAGTTTTAGGAATACACCCGACACGGAAAACCGTGTCTGCTTAGTCGATACACCCTAGATACTCAAGGGAAAATGCGTCTAGTACAGCAACTTTTTGCCCCGTCATAGCCGCAAATATTGCACATTCAGCACTATCAAAGGTAACATCATCGTACACGTTTTCCTCGATAAACAGGGCATATACATAGCGTCTCATATTGTAATACCTCATTTCATTATTTTAGAGTTTACACCCGACACATGCACCTAGGGACTGGCACAAGCCAGCCCCTTTTATATCCGTGTTTCGTCTCAATTTTCAGAGACTCGTCAGGGGCGCTTTACTCTAACAATAGGAGTAACATTCCCACCGTGTCCAGTAGTTTTCCTTGGCACGCGTATGCGTACTTCTCCGTACTCACCACTTGGAACGGTGTTAAGTTTTCAAGGTACTCGTCAAGGCTGTCCCCTGACACTTTGAATTGTACCACAGGCTGCTGTGGTTGTCAAGAAAAACTTTTCATCGGGAGAGGGCGTCAGCCATGCACCGCAGAACGGTTGTCCCTTGACACTTTGAATTGTACCACAGGCTGCTGTGGTTGTCAAGAAAAACTTTTCATC